TCTTCAAGCTCTTTGCGCTTAAACTCTAAGAACATTGCTTTTTCTTCTGCATCTACTACATTATCGCCATTTACATCAGCAGGATGATAGCCTGCTTTTTCTAATTCTTCGCCCATAAGCTATATTAGTTATCTTTCAAAATAATGTCAATAATACCACCTACATTATTTTGTGAAAGAGCTTTGACTTCTATATCAGTCATAAATTTGAAGTTAGACTGGATTATCTACTAGTATTAAATCAAGTGTTGCAGAACAAGTTTGCCCACCCTGCGCGGCAACCACGTCTATTCTAATATCTGTCTTTTCTTCAAACTTTAACGGAACTGGATACTCTACCACTACGCTTTGACCGCCTGCGGTATATGAAATACCTTTGATTTGGAATACGTTTCCATTGTCTGTATCTCTAGCCATAAGTGAATATTTCATTGCGGCGTTGTTTGATCCTTTGTCACCCCCCATTTGAGTTTTTAGTAAGTATGCTGTCTTACCTGCTGGAACAGTGTAAACAGCCATAAGGGTTTGTGCTTGATCTTCGATAATCTTCGCAGCTACAGTACCACCCATAGTTAATGACACGTCAGCATCATTATTAGTATCAACCATGTTTGCTCTAAAGATACGAGAAAATACTGTGGATCCTGTTGCACCTATATTGATTGTTTCTGATGCTGCAATGTGATTAGCATCAAGACCTTGAACTAAAACCGAAGCACCTGAGTTTTGTGTAGAAGCGACTGCAACAACACTATCGGCTGGATATGGATAAACTACAGCGCCATTGTTGCCATCCCAAATAGTACCAGCTGTTACATCACCGTCAGTCGCACCAAACTTATTGATGTGACCATAACCGTCCACAACACCTGCAGCAATTGGAATATTTGCAGACGCTCCAAAACTACTAATGATATTACCATCTTTATCTGCAAGCGCGACTACTTGTATACGGGATGTACCACTTGGAGCTTTTACTGTAAGAGTTTTATTCACCATTTTACTTTATCTGCCCAGTATGCTGCCGACATCTTGCCTTTTGCGATGTTCTTTGCATGACGAGCCTTAAAGCTGCGACGCTTGGCTTTCATAGCCTCACTTTCGCCAGCTTTGGGTTTTCCTGCTGTTTTAGCGCCTTTCTGACCAAATCGAATAGTTTTAATTTTACTTCCTACTTTAGCTACAACAATGTGGGACTTCTTTTGATGCCTGGGAGTGCGCTTTGGCTTGTTGAACCCCGAGACTCCCGCACGTTTCAGAGCGGGGTGCTTTTTTCTACCTCCCTTTCTTTTTGCGGGCACTTTTCTTTCTCTTCCCTAAAGCTACACGCTTTTTAATTAAGGACCTAGGAACAGTCTTACCTTCCTTATAGAGTTTTGCAATTCGTTTAATTGCACTAGCAAGTTGAGTACGGCGCTTACCTTTAGTACCACTAAGATACTTTTTAGGTATACGCGTTTTTTTATCCTTGGGCGGGCCTCTTCGTTTCTTCATACAATATAATCTAGATAACGAATATTTGTGCTTGTATCAAGCTTTCCGTTCTGGTCATAAGTAATGACAGTATAAATAGTATCAGTTACTTTATATCTGTTATCAGGAGCTTTTGCAACTGATTGAACCGAATAATCTTTTTCCCAATTATTAACTATGGGACTAATAGAGTTAACCTCCATTTTATCGTTTTTTAGGCGTCTTACGCTTCTTGGCTCCACGCTTAATATCATTGTCTTGCGAGTGCCCTCCTTTAATAAATGAGTTTACACGTCCCATAGCCCATCCAGCCATACCTACGCCTGCGCGAGATCCGGAAGATAAGAAGGCTCCCTGCCCTCGTCGGTATACTTTAACAAGCTGCCCTAGAGTGAACCGGGTTTTCTTTGCTTTTGCGGCGAGGGTTTTTCGGGTCGCAGCAGAAAGAGATCTAGCTGTCCTCTTCGTCCTCGTCGTCGTCTTCCTCGAGCTCTTCCTCACTGGGCTCTTCCGCTTTACTGACCGCCTTTTGCGTACCGGCATTAGGATTCTCTTTCATAAACTTTAGCAGTTCACGTCTTGTTCTAAATCTTGCAATTTCTTTACCTTCTACAGTTTTTAGAACCCAAGAGTTATTTTGAAATGTATATACCATTTTACTCTCCTTTATTAAGGTCTACGAGGTTATGGCCCCATTTGGCCCACGCAATGTGTGCGAACCAGCCAAGTACTGCTCCAATCAATAAGTCAATCATTTTTTACCTCGCTTCTTTTTCTTGAGAATTGCTGCTCGCAATGCGGGCGGCAACTTCTTCTGTTTGGCTGTTAAGCCCTTCTTAGCCATCTTTTTCTTGCCGCGCTTTTTTGCAGCTTTTGAAGGTCTACCACGCTTTTTACCGTAAGTTCCTTTACCGTAAGGCATCTAGGTTCTCATGCGCTTTCGCGTCTATGGAAGATATGAATAGTTGTCCTTCCAATTTTGTACTTCGTCTAAATAGCAATTATGCTGTTGACTCTTTACCCATGATAGTTCTTGAATGATACGATTGTACCATTGCTTATCATATTCATCGTGAGCTTTGGACATATCTTGTTTGAGTTGAGCAATTCTCACGTTAATGTACTTTTCTAAGTCTTTTTCTCTTCCACGTCTCATAGTCGTCTCTTAAAACTTTCAAGTAATGGTAATAAATCTTGCTTGTGCTCATACACAACTTCATTATTAAATAAATTTATAACTACTAAACTAAGCTCTGTTTCTGTATCGACCATTTTAGTCTCAATTCTAAACTTTGAGTTTATAAAAAGCTATAAATTTATTTAAGATTTTACATCATTTTTCTAAGTCTTTTTCTCTTCCACGTCTCATAGTCGTCTCTTAAAACTTTCAAGTAATGGTAATAAATCTTGCTTGTGCTCATACACAACTTCATTGTTAAATAAATTTATAACTACTAAACTAAGCTCTGTTTCTGTATCGACTATTTTAGTCTCAATTCTAAACTTTGACTTAATTAGGTCTATAAATTTATTTAACATTTTACATCATGTGAGAGGCGAGCAGTCCCAGTAAAAACAAAAGGGCTGCACCTCCTCCTGCTATAAGTCGGCTTTCAATTCGTGCTATGCCTTCGTCAATATCATCTAAACGATTAAAAGTAGTTTTCCATCGCTCTTCACACTGAGCTTCATGAGCAGCCATTTCTACTTCCATAACTCGTACTCTTTCGTCTATATTAGTCATTTTAGTATTGTAAGAATAAGAAACAAAGTAGGGACAAATACTACAAGACCACAAATACCGTATACAACATACATAATTAGCTGCATCATTTCGTCGTGGCGTTGACGTTCTTCTCTCTCTCTTTTCTCTCTTTCTTCCTTGGCTTGTTTTTGAAAGGCTAGCCAGTCGTCCCACATTCCTGGGCGTCCTGCCCATATCATTTGATCCTTTAAGTGCTCTTCCATCTCCTTGATCTTCTCAAGTTCCATGAAAGCTTGCATATCACTTTTGTACCCTTTTGCATTCGACTTTTTTTGCAAAGCAGTTTTTTGGTCAAAAAATTGTGCAACTACGCCGCCCATCTCATATAGGTCTTTGCCGTTACCAATTGCTTCTTTAATTACGCCGAAAGCTGCATTTGCGATCGCAAGTTCTGCGAGCATTGAAGTTCTCTAGGATTATTCCTCCTTGAGTAGTTTCTCCATTAGCTTGCCATAGTTGCCTTGGCCAAATGGCAAACCCTCACTATTGATTTGTACGTTGTTTTGAGTTCTGATGACTCCATTTTCGGCTTTTACCATTTCGGCTTGAGCCTTAATTTCATCCATTCTCATACGATGCGCCATCTGAAGTAAGTCTGCCAAGTCTTTACTTGAGTATACTCCCGTTTCTTGCGCCTCCTCTAACTTTGATTTGATGATTTCGTCAAGGGCTGTAGCAATGTTATTTTTGTTACGAAACCCCATGTCTAAGTATACAGTATCAATATACTTTTTTACTTCTCGCTTATTTAGTATATCAACAACTTTATTTTCCGGAACGGCCAAATACTCGCACACCGCACGAATATTTCCAAATTGCAAATAGCAATTTGCCACTTCCAACCCCTCTGGAGAGATTGTTGTTAATTCCTTACTCATTTTTAATTATACCTCTACACAGGTGGTTTGTCAAGATTTAAATTTCGATAGTGTTTCCATAACTTGTACGCATATTCCGCTTGTTTTGGACAATGTACGGGGTTATATGTAATATAAGACATAAACTCTTTAAGCTCCCCACTGATCTGCCATTGCTGCGGCAATTCCAAAGAACGTGACAGATCGTTCTTTGCCTTGTCCTCCTCCGAATTTATCATACCCAGTATCTCCTTGGTTTCCCCATCGCGGCTTTCCATCTACAATTCGGGGTGGAACATTTTCTGTTGGTGTTAAGGGTGCCAAGCCCCTCAGCCACAGGCCCGTTTTCTTTGACGCATCTTCTGAGTAGTTATAGGGCTGGACGTATTGGGGCTTTGGCATAAAGTCTAGTCGAGTATTTATACACCCGACCGGGTTTTCAATGCACATTTTATTTACTGGTGCTCTCCACATTTGTGTGATGAATTCCAGGGCTTCTTCTGTTTTTTCTGCTCTTCCCGGGATCTTGTTGTTCCAATGTAATCCAGAAGAAGCCAAATAGGTGCAAGGAGGGTGCAAAATAGCAAGATCCCATGAACGGTCATATAAGACATCTAGTACATCTCCTTGAATATGAGGCCCTCGAGCCTCCGTCGGCAGTAAGTCACACGAGATTGCGTCGTGCCCCATCGCGATAAAACAGTCGCGTACTGTTCCACTAAACTCACAACCTACTAATACTTTCAATTCTAACCACCGTAGATTTTAATATATCTGAGTAGGAGCCATCCTGCAACTGAACTACTAGGCGCTCACTACTTCCATTATTTAATTCCTTGGGCATTGTGCCTACTATTTCAAGTATATGGCCTTTTGTCCAATGTTTGTAAATTACTTTAATCATGTGTACCTCTGAGAAGCTAGGGTATATTGTATCTCGAAACACCACTAAAAGTCAAGATGTTTTTTTAGTTAGGGGGTAATAAAAAAGGGGCCGTAGCCCCTTGTTTCTGCCGTAGCCCCCTAAAAGTTGTATGAAACTGTCATACCAAAAGTTCTCGGAGCGTTGAAGTTGCCGTAGGTTCCTAACACATCATCTTTCTGCGGGTCGCGTCGATAGATATATGCTTCGTTTGTCAGGTTACGACTCCATAGCTGAATATCAAGATACCCATTGCCTAATTGAATATCTCCTACTTTGATACTACTATTTGCGATAGTATGGGCATCGTTCTTTGTATCGTACTGACTGAATGCATATGCAGCATCAGTATATGTGACGTCAATGTGAGCACTTAAAGAAAACTTATCAAAGTATGTAGTATAGTCCAATCCTATGTTTACCACGTTCTCTGGTGTGAACACAATAAATACTTCTTGCAACTCACCGTTAAAGGGGTTAACTGTGTCAGGCACCTCTGTGCTAGTATATGTATACGCACTTGTCAATGTCAACTCTTCTGTTAGAGCAATCTCTGCATCTAGCTCGATTCCATAAATCTCTGTAGTGCCGGGAGCATTGAGCGTTTCTAGTGTATTGCGCGTTGTCTGAGTGATAGGATCGAAGTTGACTTGTGAGAAGTCAATCTGTGACCCAGTACGGTCCATCATGAAAAGAGAACTATTCAATACTAAGCGTTCACTTCTCCATTTAGCACCCAGTTCATAACTCTTTACAACTTCGGGGCCAAAACCTCGAAAGGTAAGAGAACGACTACTTGCACCGCCAGATCGGTAACCTGTAGCATACTTCGCATAAACATTCAAGTCTTCGGTTGCATCCCACGCTACAATCGCAACTGGGTCGAAACGAGACTCTTCAATGTCTAAGTCCCATTCTGCATCCAAGCCTTTCACCTTGTAGAGTTGACCAACCTTGGTATTTTGAGTATATCGACCGCCTAATGTAAAGTGTAAGAAGTTATCATAAGTGTAGGTAGTTTGTCCAAATACTCCCATACTTTCTGATTCAGCACGAGACCCTCTATCAATTCTCCAATTCTCATATGCCCAAGTATCGGGGTCGTTGATAGTATATCCGGTGAGGTCAGAGTTCCAACGATTAGTAGAGGGCGTTGCTGCCTCTTCCATTGCGTTCTCTTTGAAATAGTAGGCACCTGCAACATATTGCAATGTATCAGTATCTCCGATAATTTGAAACTCTTGACTGACTTGGTCCTGCTTCATTTGTGACAAGCTGTATCGACTAAATACTTGGTCAGGCTTAGGGGCGGGTACACGGTGAGCGCCTCCACTGTTGTCCCACTGCTCTGAGTCAAGGTCACGATATCCAGTAATAGAACGTACATCGAACCACTCTCCAGACCATGTTAGTTGGAAGGTATGTCCACTCGTCTCGTTGCCACTTGCTTGCTGAGGTACACCAATATCAGCAACTTTCATACGGTCGTTGCCCTCTACCACAATTAAGGAAGGTAAAGGCGTAAGTCCTTTATTATTAGGGTCAAAGTTGAGTAGCTGACTGTAAAAAGGAGTGTTTAAGTCAGTGCCCTGATCATACGAGTAATATGCAAGAAGATTATCTTTTTCCCACTCTGCACTGAATCGTATTCCATCGCGATCAAAGAAGTTCCATCCTTCTTGCCCCTCTAGTGGGTTGTCAATAGTGGCATCCTGATACTGACTAATGTAGTCTATCTTTGTTGCTACTCCATAGAAAGAGGGAAGGTTTAAATGGGCTTCTCTACTAAAGGAATTATAGTTGCCTGCTCCTCCTTTCACTATACCTTCTAACTGACCTGTGGGGCGACGAGTGACGATGCTCAGGGCACCACCAGAAGTGTTTCTACCGAAAAGTGTCCCCTGTGGACCACGTAGCACCTCTATTCGCTCCACATCGAGAAGAGCGGCGTTTAATCCATGCTGGCGTCCTAGATAAACTCCGTCTACATATACTCCCACTCCGCTTTCTCGGGCGGGTTGGTTTGCATCAAGAGGAACAATTCCTCGAATACCGATAGTAAGGGCGGTTTGTCTTGCTTCGAAAGTTGCAACGTTTAAGCCGGGCACGGAACCGTCTCCAAAGTCGAGAAGGCTTTGCACATGGCGATCTTCAAGGTTTTGAGAAGATTGCACATTCATTGAAATTGGAGTCTCTTGAAGACTCGTCTCTCTTTTGGTTGCGGTTACAACAACTTCTTCCAGAGAAAAAGCCGGTGCTGCAAATAAAATAATGAGTAAAAGTAGGGGGTGCATTTTTGAAAACTCCTTTTCGCTTTGGGTAAATTTTTACCACAGAGCATATTATAACATAGAATTGTTGCAATTTTATGAAAACACCAAAAAAAGTTTTTTCAATTTTTCCCAAGTGGTACGTGTGGAGTGGTCTGGGCGCGCTAAATGAGAATGAGTCTCATTACCGCCCCTCCCGGCCCGGAGGGTAGCACAGACCCGGCCTGGAGGCAAGCGATTTTTTTGTGATATATTACCATAAAAAAGGTTGTACTTTTCGGCGCAAGCTGGGTTATAATGCTTGCATCGGCTGGGGGATTGGCTCTCGGCTAAAATCAAAGGTAGCACTTTATGAGCACATACACTGACAAAATGGTTGCGGCGATTCGCGCGGCGGCTCCTCTTAACCTCGCAAAAGCGAAGCAACTCGCCAGCGATTTCGGGAGCGTATCACATCGCTCCGTCATTAGCAAGGCGCAAAGCCTCGGCGTTGAATACGTCAAAGCCGCACCTGCGGCAAAGCGAGAGCGCGGCCCTACAAAGGCCGACATCCTCGCGGAGCTACGGCGCTCGCTGGCATTGCCTGAGCGTGAAGGTGATTTCACCAAAGGCGAGCTGTCCGTCATTCTGAGCAACATCGGGTGATAGCGGTTATAGGCTGGTGCGGAGCGGGGGCTATGGCCCTCGCCCCTTTCGCCATCGACACCGACGCGGGCAAGCTGGCCGCGATTGCTGGGCTGGTATTGTTAACGGTTCAAGCGCTGGACATTCGGGCGTGGAATCTGGTACTATTGAATCTGGCTGGAATTATAGGATATAGCTATGCACTACTTTTTTGATCTCGACCATACGGTCATCGACTCATCACACCGCCAGATCACGCGACCTGACGGCTCGCTTGATCTTGCGGCGTGGGTTCACAACAATACCCGCGCTAACATCATGGCAGATACTCTGCTACCGCTCGCCGCACAATGGCGAAAGGTAGATCGCAAGGGCGCGACCATCGTGATCTGCACTGCTCGCGTCATGGGTGAACATGATTACGAATATCTCCGCGCAAACGGCTTGCGTTGGGACGCCTGCCTCTCGCGTCGGCTGGGCGATAGCTCACCGGATGCGGAGCTAAAAGAGCGAATGATTCGCAAATACGCGCAGGCTCGGCCTATGTCGTGGGCGCGCTTCTGCGCAACAACCGTCTTTTTTGATGACAACAAAAACGTGCTCGAAATGCTTGCGCGCATTGGCATAAAAGCCTATAATTCAATCTCACTCAACGAAAGGTTATCAGCATGATGAGCAAAAACGTAATCGCGGTACTCGACACGGAAACAGTTGGCCTAGAGGGTCACGTTTATGATATCGCGTGGTGTATCACTGACAAGCGCGGCAACATCGCTTGTGAGCGTAACTGGCTGGTGCAGGAAAACTTTACCGACCCCACCAAAATGATGGGCGCATTCTATGCGGGCAAAACCTTTACCCACTACGCTCCAATGTTGCAGGCGGGCACGATCACAATGCGCCCGTGGGCTGAAATTCTCGGCGCGTTGCGAGCCGATTTTCTCTGCTACGGTGTGCAGACCGTTTCGGCTTACAATGCCGGTTTCGATCTGCGCGTGATCGACCAGACCCACGGCGATTTGACCGGCGCGGATTTTGACCTTTTTGACGGCTTGCAGATTCTCGACATCTGGCAATTTGCCTGCGAGACTAAACTGCAACAAAAAAGCTACGCGCGCATCGCTCGCGCTCTCGGCTGGGTTTCTCCTGCTGGCAATATCAAGACCGGCGCGGAGTTTGCTTACCGTTTCGTTTGCGGCGATCACTCGTTTATCGAGGATCACACTGCGCTTTCTGACGCGCAAATCGAGGTTGCGATTTTGGCGGAGTGTTTCCGACAGAAAAAATCTGTCCCGTATGGCGTGATAAACGCGCAACCGTGGCGGCTGGTAAATCCGACCGCTGGCGAGGATGCCAACGTGCACGGGAGTAAGGTAGCATGAGATATTTAGCACTGGCCTATCTGGTCTATTCTGTCACCACGGATCTAGCGATCTGGGGAGGCGCGCTCTACTACTTTTTCGGAGGATGAACCCATGAAAAAATTGCAAGCAAAACTAAACCGACTCGCTGAGAATTTAAACTCTCCGGTTGCGGTAATTTTAGAAGGGCGCGACACTGCCGGAAAATCCTCTACCATTCGAGAATTAACACACTACCTACCACCCGACCTCTACAGCGTTTGCCTATCTCACAAGCCCAGCAAACGCGCAATGGCGGCATGGCTGGGATACTGGGAAACCAAACTACCGAAGCAAAACCAAATTGTGTTTTTTGATCGCTCTTGGTATTCCCGCGCAATGGTGCAACATTTAAACGAATGGTGTAGCCCGAAGCAATACGAAATTTTTATGCGCGATCACAAAAACTGGGAAGCTACTCAGCCGGTGCGCTTGATTAAATTCTGGCTTTCCATTTCAGAAGACGAACAAAAACGCCGCATTGATTACCGCAAAAATTCTCCGCTCACCTACTGGAAATTTTCGGAGAATGACGAAAATGCGCTTTCACATTATGATCGAATGTCAATATTAAAAGAGCGCGTGATAGACTCCGAATGGCACACTATAGATTTTGAAAACAAAAAACGCGGAATCAAAAACCTGCTTTCTGTTTTATGCGACCAGCTAGCTAAATGAGAACCATTCTCATTTGGCCCAGGATGTTCCACGTGGAACATTCCACGCTGAAATTTTCGGAAAAATGCTTGACTTTCCGAAAATTTTGGCGCGGGGGCGCCAGTAGTAGTTCGACGACGACTTTTTTTGGTGTACCGTGCGCCAGTATAAGTGCGATTGCGATAATTGTCAAGTCTTTTTTTCACGATTGGACAAAATTTTTTTAAAATGTGTAGTCTTCGTGGCAGACCCCGTGCCCACCCTGGTAGTATACCGGCAAAGCCTGGCAATGTCAAGGATTATTTGCGGCAAGTCCCGGGATAATTTTTAAAAGCGCGCGCCGATTATACAGTAGTACGCCGACGATTGTCAAGTACTTTTTGCACGATTGCCGCAAATAAATCGATTGACTAGTCTTCGCGGGGACGGTATAATTAGAGCAAATTGTAGAAACTTGGGGCATCCCCGCGATAATTTTAGTAAATTTTAGACAATTTGAGTAAATAATTCTTGACACGTTTAGGTCGTGTGCGGCCCCCCGGAATAAAATTATGTTGGGGGTATGGCAAAAACTGTTTGACATTGATAACCGAAGCGAGTATAATATGTACCATGAATCGGAGGAACTATATGAACGATATTCAATTTGAAGCTATGCAACTGTACGCAGGTATGCGTATGGAAGGCGTGCCTAAGCTGGATGCCTTTCTATACACCATACGGTGCTTGCTTCCAGAGGAGGAGTACCCAAATGGGTATGACGACAGTGCAATCGAACTGTATTCTTGGCTAAGACAAAAGGTAAAACTAGATGTATAAGTTAAAAACCAAAGCAAAAAAACACTGGTCAGTAAGCGAACGAAGGCTCGCAAAACGAGCTATTGAATTCGCAATAGACGAACTAGATCTTGGTGTTAGCCCCGTACATATCGATATACGACTAAAGGGAGCACACGAAACTGACTTTGGAGACTCTATAGACCTGGAGTACAAAATTGTAGTGAGACTATTCAAAAGCCCTAACTGGCTTAAAACACTGTTTCACGAGCTTGAACACGTTAGGCAGTACATTTACTGCGAGCTTGAGCTAGAAACCGACCACGCTATGTGGCAAGGCACACTTTCCACCAGAGATATAAACAACTGGGACGAGTACTGGAGTGCTCCTTGGGAAGTGGCCGCAAGAGAAAAAGAAGTAGAATTATTTACAGCTTTCCAAAAAAATCTCTTGACATCATCCTCATAACGCGGTATAATATATTTTCAAAAGTGGTACTTTACTTATTTTTTTCGGGAGAATTTTTATGACTGACATGACTGCAAAGGCTTCGGCCAACTACACTCAAGAGATGGTTGAGTTCATCTCTGACCAATACACCGCTGTTCCGACTCGTGCTACCGTCGATCAGCTTGCTGAGAAGTTTAACAAGACTCCTCGTAGCATCATCGCAAAGCTTTCTGCTCTTGGCTTGTACATCAAAGCTGAGCGAGTAACTAAGCGAGGCGAGCCAGTTGTTCGCAAGGACGAGTTGGTTGCTCAGGTTCAGGCAAGTGTTGGTGTAGAGCTGCCTTCACTGGCTAAGATGACCAAAGTTGATCTTCAAAATCTTATCGACTTTTTCTCAGCAGCGTAATTATTGGGGCTTTTCGAAGCCCCCTTTATTTAAGGACTTTTAATGTATATAGTATACTGTCGAATTGGAGCTGTTGTACTCCCCTTTAACTCTTGGGAACAGTACTATGATGCCTTTCGAGAAGCAGAGTCCTTAAATAAGGCTGATTACAAATGCTACTATTTCATACGATATAAGGAGAATTTTAATGGCAAAAACATTAATCTATGACGCGGCTTTGACTCGTAAGTACAAGGCCAATGCTGCTATGGCAGGAAAGAAAGTAACTTCTCACGGTGCGTATCGTGCGAAGCGTAAGCCAAACTCACCTTTGATTCAACAAGCCGAGAGAGCAAAAGCTGCTGCAATGTTCGGCAAAGACCCGGGATTCAAGTTTGAAATCTATGGTATCGAGGTGGGGGAATGAGAGAGGACGCAATATATAATTTTTGTGGCTTTCTCTCAGTGTGTGTAATCCTATTATTTATTATAGTGAGTGCCTAAATGCATATGGTTCGAGAAATAATCGAGGTGGGCAAGTACAAGTATAAGGTCTATGATACCCGGGGCCATATAATAATAGTAACTGAAAGTGCTAGTATTGCTCAGATTTATTATGAGAGAGGAGAAGCTGAAGAGCTTCAAAGGAGAAAATATGCTGAATTACGAAGAAATGCTGGCAGTGGTGGATCGAGCGACTCAGACTCTAACGAACCCTGACGGAAGCAAATTTACATTTACAAACATTGAAGCTATGCGTACTGAGCTGTGGCATAACTGGTGTTTCAATGTTGTTCAAATTGAACAAAGTATTGATGCTATGAGACGGCAAGGGCTGCTTATAGACTACTCAGAAGGAGCAAGTAATTGATGAATGGTGGACATGACATAAAAGAAGTAGACCAAGTAACAATTCAGTTTTGTGCTAATGGAACAGTGCTTGAATTTAGTGGAAGAATTGACGGCAACTATACAACTCGTAAAGAGCTGTACTTAGTAGGAGATGAAGCTGATTTGTTTGCTCGCATCGCTGATCTACAGGTGGCACATCGTGGAGCTTAAAAGCGGTGCAGAGAATATAGCGTGGCGTCTCCGTACCTTTTGTGTGTACGAAGCTGACGTAGAAAAGTTCTTGCCTAAACTGCATATGAACAATGATGGGCTAGTCCTGGAGTACAATGAGAAGGGCACTGGGTATAAAAGATTTGAAAAAATTTCAGGGGTGAAGAAAAAAAGTTCTTGACTTTCAGTTCAAAAACCATGTATAATATCTATTCAAATGGGGGAAGCCAAGGACGCCATGAGTGTTGCTACCCACTCGCGATGAGGCAGTAAAGATCCCGGTAAAAGTTCCATGCCTATCCGGAGCCCCAACCTTATTTTTGTAAGCCGTCATGCTTACAACCAAACAATCGTTGACCTGCCTCTCCGACGGGAAAAGAGGGCATCGTTTGTAGTGCTAATGTGGGATGGCAAAGCACTTTAAAAAGTACCATCTTAGCTTTGTGCTACTGACAGCACTTTCCTTAGCCGAGGTTCTATATCGGCTCCCTCTACGCCGAAGGGTACAGTCGGTGTACGTTCAGAAGACGTATAGCTTCTGCCCAGTTACCAGTTAGTGCGATTTGTATTCTGGGTTACTAAAAACAAAAACGCGGTGGGGTTGTATTCGCGGTACGACTTCAGGTACGTGAGGAAGGTGGTGCGTATCATCTAAACTGTAGAATCCCTGCATAGAAATATGTGGGGATTTTTTTATGCCTTCAGAAAATTTTTCTTGACATTTTTTCTTAGGTGCGATATAATATACGGTTAAAAGGAGAGTTTTATGACTAATGTTTTACAATTTCCAGACAAATCGCCAAAATCGCAGCGGGTGCGCAACGAACTTTCAGTACTGGGAAATAACCTGGAAATTTGCTACGAAGCCATAGAAGAAGCAGTACAGGCTTTGAGTGAAATGGAAGAACAAATTAAGTTGTTGGAAAACAACTACAATATCAAACTGATGGAGCTGGTGGAAGAGGTAGGTTTTGCGGAAGTGACGGCAGAAGAGTTTCAATACGCAACGAATATCGGGGTCGGGGCGGGGTCTCGGCAGTTTACATTAACTTTGGAAGACGGCAAGATATTTACATTTACTATAGACGAAGGAGAACCGAAAGAGTGAGCAACTATACTCAAGAACAAACCGATTATATGGTTGAAATCTACAGTAAAAATCCGAATAGAGAAACTGTAGAAGTAATAGCAGCAAAAATGGATAAAAGTGTTAAAAGTATTATAGGAAAGCTCTCACGCGAAGGGGTTTACCGAAGAGAGAAGTATGTAAGTAAAACTGGAGAAAGTCCAATCACGAAAGCAGAACTTATTATAGCACTGGCAAATTTACTACGGATAGAAGACTATACGCTATCTGGACTAGAAAAGGCCCCGAAGCCAGTCTTGAAAAAATTAAAAGAAATTGTGGAAGAACTTGTATAATTAAGGTTTTGTGTGATTAAGAGGTTTTTTGCGTTTGGGGGAAATTGTGTTTTGTTAAGACGCAATTGTAGTAAATCAGTTTTAATGTTTAGACCCGCTTTAGTTATATTTAATTATCGGGGTCATTAGCGATTAGGTCAGAATGGAATCATGATTGAATTAGATTACGCGGGGATTTTAATAGTCAATATGCAACAACGAGCTAATCTTGTGGTTTTACCACTGGATGCTCCCTTAATTCCGCATCCGGGTAATAGCACAAATAACTCTATGCACAATGACTATTATTTGGTTAGATAGAATAGTGACTGACCTTATTGTCTATCAATTTATGATATATTTTACCACACTTTTTGCAAAAACACAACAACTATTTTTCCCAGGTATCGCTTTTAAGGACTGGGATGGAGATCTAATATGTATATACTAAAAGACGAAAAAGAAATACACGGCGTATTCAGCACTGAAAGCTACGCTATACTGGCTAGTCGATTTGTACAGGCTTCAGCCTACTCCTCTGCCATTTCGGACCTACGTATTGTACCCGTTACACTGGATACAATTCGTGGAAATGATATTCGTACTATTATGAATTTTTACGAGAGTGCCGTACACGAAAAAAAGGCCCTAGGGCCCTTTTAGTAGAAAAGATAGGTCTGGAGTAAAGAACCCCGGGCCTTTTTGTACCTTACCATCAAAACGCTTAATAGGCTTACCATCCTCGCCTAGCTTGCTCATGTTGCTTTCATGTACCTCTAGAAAGCAAGCATCGAGATCAATACCAAAAGCATGACCGGCTCCGTAAACCACGTAGAGTAAATCGGTAAGTGCGTCAGCGACTTCAATAACATCTTTCGCACCCATAGCTTCATCCAACTCCTCCAGTTCTTCTCTGATAAGTTCGTGCCGGAGCGCTCTTGTCTGCGGGTCACGAAGAGTGGGGTTACTGTATACATCTTGTTCAAATGCTCGCATGAACTCTTTGACGAGTTCGAAGTTTGTTTTGTTCTGCAATTCTTTTTCTCTCCCTTGATTTTGCTGATAGTTTTGCTTTATGTTTTTTGCGCGATGGTTTTTCAAAGTATTGTTTCTCTTTAAAGTCAAACATTTTTTCACTATACATTCGTTTAAAAACCCTCAAAGCTGCGTTTATGTTATTATTCCGTACTTTTACTGACATATATTCCTGTTATAGACTACAACGAGCCTCTTTTTATGAAAAGATCATACTTCATTTCAATAAAATCACCGAAATCCGTAGTAATATAATGAGTAGTAGTTCTCCAAAGTTCGATTAGTTCTTTTTCGTACATACTTAAAAATGTTTCGAAATTCATTAAGAAGTTTCCCTTAGAAAGTACCATCCACGTTTTTGTAAATAGTGAACCTGTGATGTTATAGAAGAAAAAGTGCGAGATGGTAATAACTCTTGTAGTTGTTCCTTGTTTACAAGATAGTAATTTTTGCGCAGTATTTCACGCTCACGAACACTCCACGGTTTTCTCACATATTTTTTCATAGACATATATTATAGTGGAAAAGAGGCATAAAGTCAAGCACTATTTTTCACCAGGCCTAAAATACTTCTTGACTTTATACCCATGCTTCTGGTATAATATGGGTCATAAAAGCGAGAACCACAGCTCAAAAATTTTGAGAAAAGGAGAGACCGTTGGGTATATCAGTTGGTGAATTTGCCATTTTTATGTTCTGCATGATTGGATGCGGCGTACAATGTTGGCACCTAGGAAAAAGTACGGGTGTGGAAGCAACTGTACAGTACATGATTGATACAGGGGTTCTCGAAGTAGAAGAAGATTCGTAGAAGTAACAAACTGACGGTTGGACTCGGGTGCAACTCCCGACAGCTCCACCATAAGGAGTTTTATAATGCGTATACCAATGAAAGGTGGTGATGAGTTTGACGGACTTGATCGCAGAAGCAAGCGTTTTCTTAGATGGAGATCTGGAGAGCGAAAAGCACTCAAACGTAAGTACAATAAACGACGCAGAAAGACTTTTTATGACGGGGCTGATACAGACTCGACAGGCGTACAGTAGACTTATGGAGAATCCGTGCGGAAGCTACGTTAACGCAACAAACTTAATAAATGCCAATGATGACGTTTATACACTTGCAGCCTAATTAGGTGTGCGGGGTCCGAGGAGCCTGGCAACAGAAATCCTCATGTTAACCAAAGGAGGTTATATGCGAAAGATTATAGCAGGGTTGGCACTTCTCGGCCTCTCGGCCGGAATCAGTGCAGAAACTGTAATTAATTATGACGATGGATCGACGTATACACTCACGGACGGGCAAGAAATTTACATCAGCACTCCAAACAGTGCGTTGTTTAAGCGACAATTGATGAAGAACAAGGATACCTTTTTTAGGGTTCAAAAGCCTTGGACTTCAAGAGACTACGTTCCACAACCGCAAGATCCTTTTGCTGTAGGTAGTCACGGTTGGTGCCAAGTATACGTTCCTTGGAGCGAGGGCTATACATTTAATATGCAGGCTTTCCAACGTTTCTGTGATACTGATAATGATGGAAAATACGGATGTGGCGACGAGTTGTTCGATGCATCTGACGAAGGAGGAGTTTGCGCTCCTTAAATCCCGGGGCTACGGCCCCGTTTAATCGCACACCGAAAGGGTGCACAGAGCGTACTGAAAAGGCGCGAGAGAGAAAGATATGACAAAGCAAAATTTAATAAATATGAACGACGTTCACAAGTTCTTTTTGGGACTTGATCTTCACCCTGATTTCTTTTCTAATTCACCTATGACTGGCTATCCTCGCTACAATGTTGTGCGAGTAGGTAGTAGTGACTATCGTGTAGAGGTCGCAGTCCCGGGCTGGGATAAAGAAGATATAGAAATTACTTTGCATAAAAATGAGTTGAAAATTGAAGGAACTCAGAAGCAAGTAGCCGAGCAGGACGAGACCTATCTTTACAAAGGACTAAGCGGTAAAACTTTTTCACGGGTATTCAAGGTTGGAAACAACATTGAGCTGGATACAGCGTATATGAAGAATGGACTTCTTTGTATCGATCTTGTAGAAAATGTACCTGAAGAAGACAAGCCTAAAAGGATAGAAATCGTAAATGCAGTATGAGGTTTGGCGTAAGTTTAACACTTACGGTATATACTTACTGTCCCTATGGGCAGTTTCTGGCATTTGGTTGAGTATATCTCAATTAATAGTGTAGCTTATCAAGCCCGGGCCTTTGAAAAGTCCGGGCATTTTTAGTATGAAATATATAGAAGATATTATAATTACAATTGTTTTTATCGGGGTCGTAGCGGGGATAACAACCTCAGAGCCTAGTAAAAAGAGTTGTGATATAGTTCACGAAAGCGGAAAACCCGCACATAGGTGTGAAAAGTATTAATGGAAATAGTAGGAATCATAGCGGTATTTTCGATTGCCCCTGTAGCATTGGGAATTACTTTATATTATAGTTGGAAGGTAGCGCCTTAATGTTTGAACCTTGGTTTTATGTGTTATTACTATTTATAGTACTTGGCGCTGTTTCATGGTATTGGCCAGGAGGAGGAGAGCAATGACACCCGAAGATTCAGTAATATTATTCTCAATTTTAGCGGGATTGTTAATAGCAGGAGGAATGTGGTATGGCGATAGACAATCATCTCGAAGAGATAGATAAAACATATTTAGAACATTTAGTCGGAGCGTGGAAAGTAGCATTTATACTTTTTGTGCACGGACTTCTACCAAATATATGGAGATATAAAGCAAGTGACTTACTTTACAAAGAGACTAAACGTAGCGGTATTCGTATTGTTAATTAGTGGTTGTGAGACTGTAAAAATAGAAAGAGTAAATTGTAACCTTTCTGAGAACTGGCCTCAATGTAATGTAATTGCCTCAAAGGAGGACTAATGTATTCAGACAAGGTACTAGATCATTATGAAAATCCCAGGAATGTCGGAAAACTTGACAAAAATGATGAGGCTGTCGGAACAGGCCTCACAGGTGCTCCAGCGTGTGGAGACGTCATGCAACTTCAAATCCGAGTATCGACCGACGGAATTATTGAAGATGCTAAATTCAAAACTTACGGATGCGGCAGTGCTATTGCTTCTTCATCACTACTCACAGAATGGGTTAGAGGAAAGTCCCTTAACGAAGCGGGAAAGATCAGCAATGTCCAAATTGCTAAAGAGCTATCACTCCCGCCTGTAAAGATACACTGTAGCGTGTTGGCCGAAGACGCGATCAAAGCCGCAATCACGGATTATAGGAGCAAGCATGAATCGTGAAAGATTATATGAAGAAATTAGATCAGACGAAGGAGAAATTCTTCAAATTTATCATGACCACCTGGGCTACCCTACTATCGGTATTGGGCACTTGGTCACAACAGAAGATGAAGAGTTTGGAAAACCAACAGGTACTCACATTACGTCAGAAAGAAGCCGAGAGCTCTTCGATAGAGACGTTGAGTGTGCCATTAAGGACTGCGAACGACTTTATGGACAGTGGCACAATTGGCCAGAGGAGGTTCAACTAATCTTAGTGAACATGGCATTTAATTTAGGTGCTACTCGTTTAGCAAAATTTAAAAATATGCAGAATATGCTGTCTCAAGGCAAATGGAAAGAGGCAGCGGCAGAAGGCCGGGACTCATTATGGTATCGGCAAGTAACTAATAGAGCTGAGAGGCTTATGACAAGACTGGAGAATATTAGTAATGGAAGTAATTGATTCCACAACCCTGTACAAAGATCAAAGATTTTTTCTAAACGAACAATCTTGGGAGAAATTAGAAAAAGTAGATCCTAGGCTTGCTCTCGTAGTTCAACACGCAATCGGTATGTCCGACGTACAGTTTCAAGTTTTAGAAGGAAAACGAACGCGTGAGGAACATGAGTTTTTATACTCAAAAGGTGCTACTCAAGACGCAATGCATAGCGCGCATTTTTATGGTTTAGCAGTAGATTTGATTGTATTTTTAGGAAATCGTCCAATTCTTGAAGTAGAGCCCTACCGAGATATTGCTCAGTGTATGCAGTACGCAGCAGAGCATGTAGGAGTTCCGATTCAATGGGGAGGTGCTCCTCAAATGGAAGACCTCAGAGATAATAAAGAGTTTTACGAAGATTTAACAAACAACTTTTTTGATTTATGTAGGGGCGCAGATATGCCTAGAACACCTACTATAAGCCCACATCATTTCGAGATACCCGTAGAATAAATGTTGACTTTATTTTTCAATTAGTGTATAATATACGCTGATTGGAGGACTTATGAATTTATTTTTTCTTGACGAAGATTTCGATGCGAATGCCGAAAGTCACGTCGACAAGCACATTGTAAAAATGCCCTTGGAAGTAGCTCAGATATGTTGCACTTGTATCTGGATTGATCTAGTCCTGGGGTTTATTCCTCGCGCTCTTACTAAAGAGGAAACGGCAATTCTGAATGAAGCGAAAGCTCCCGAGAAGCCACTCAAGCCAGAAGAGCGTACCGTTACACCTTACCTACCGATGATGTACAATCATCCCTGCACTATTTGGGCACGTAGTTCACTTGATAACTATGAGTGGACTCACTGCTATGGAAATGCTTTGGGAGAAGAATATCGTTACCGATATGGAAAACAACACAAATCAGTCACAGTCATTAATGAGCTACCCGATCCTATCAAAATGGAAAGACTTGGATTTACCACTTTCGGATTGGCAATGCCAGACGTGCTCAAAGACTATGACAATCCTATACAGTCTTATCGTGACTACTATCATCTCGATAAGGCTACTTTCGCCAGTTGGACTGGGAGATCTGCCCCCGCATGGTGGGATGATTCTCTCGCAGATTACGAGGCAAGGATCACGAGAAAATAAATGAAAAAGAAAAAAAGTTATAATCACCTTAAACTGGTAGCTTCTCGCTCCGGTCTATCAAAAGTAGACGACCAATATTTAGAGTTAGAGAAGCAACGAGAAGAAATCGAAGAACAAGCAAGATTAATTGCTGAAATGTATGGAGAACCAGACGAAGAATGAAAAAATTAGGCTTTTGGGTGTATGACACCTATAATTTCTTTTTCAGTCTCAAAGTAAACCCTTTACGACATATACCAAATGCGTTTACACAGTACATACTGATGTTTTATCTGTCGGTTATGTGGACTGTCGTATTTACGTTTTGGACTGGGTATAGTATTTATTTTGGTATTGGAAGTGTAGGAGGGCACTTATTAGTAATTAGCGCATTTTTTATTACTGCCCTTACTTTTCGAGATGCAGAAAAGAATGGGCATCTTTGGGTTCAAAGAGATCAGCAATCATGAGTACTTTTGATATTGTAGAAGTGTTTTATGCTGAAAACGAAAGAGTGTATAGAGTAATAGAAAAAACACCCGATGGACAAATACGAGATATTGCACGGCTTACTAGCAGAGAAAAAGCCGAACATTATATAGATGCTTATCAACCACAACTAGAGCCGGAGGAATAATTATGGGAGTAACTCTTGGAAAGTATAATTCTAAGTTGCTAAATGTAGAGCACCCTCCCCACTATAAAGCACATCCTAGTGGGGTTGAGTGTATTCAAATTACAGAACATATGAACTTTTGTTTGGGAAACGCTATAAAGTATGTTTGGAGAGCAGGGGTAAAGAGTAAGGATCCTGTCGAAGATTTAAGTAAAGCAGTCTGGTATATTAATAGGGAGATAGCAAAAATTGAGAAGAATCAAGAAGAAAGAGTCCGAGAACTTGTCCGATACGAATATACAGAAAGTAATAACCCTTCTAGCTGGCACACCGGCTATTTCCAAAAAGGAAGCCTGTGGTATCCTGAATATAGCATACAATACAGCACGACTTCAGAAGATCATAGATGACTTTCTGGAGACGCAAGCGTATAGACAAAAACGAAAGTCACAAAACAGAGGAAAATCAGCAACTCGAGAGGAAGTGGGAGATGCGGTTACTCGATTCTTATCCGGCGACTCAATCTCAGAAATCGCAGGAGGACTTTATCGTTCATCCGGATTTGTTAAAAGCATCATCGAGAGGATGGGCGTACCTCAAAAAGACGAAGGAAGGTATGATTTTCTTCCAGAAGAATGCGTGGCAGAATCCTTCGAAAAAGGGGAAATAGTCTGGTCGGCCAAATATCATGGCCCTGCCATAATTCGGGCCGAGCTGTCAGTAGACTATCAGGCAGAAAAAGCAGGGTATAAAGATGTAAACTACGAAAGTAAGTACGGTAGCAAAGCCTATAAGATCTGGGTACTACAAAAAGTAGATGATGACTATAGCGA